AAACACAGCTCGCGCTTGCGCTGCGGCTTCGGGGCAATAGGCATCCCGGTTTCGTCGACTGCCATGCCGGGCGGCGGCGCTGGCGGGACCGGTTGCTGCTGCATCTCGGGCGGAAGTTGACGCCCCGTCGCGGCGGCAACCTGCTGCATCGTCTGGATTGCCTGCGCCTCCTTGACGAACGCCTCCAGCCGCGAAACGTGAGCATCGTACGCGGCCTGCTCCTTCTGGAATCGGGCGAAGTCGTCTGGATCCGGCTCCTCGCGCAAGACCATGCGAAGCAGCTGCTTGGACTGCTCGTCGACCGTGATCATGACCGGGTGGGCCTTGCCGTCGAACGCGGGATTGACGTCGGGACGATTCGGCATGCGCCAGATACGGTGCTGCTCGAGCACCATGCGCGGCTTGTCTTCGGTCGTCGTCTCTTCGGTTGACTTGACAGAGCCCTCGATCTTCTCGATCTGGGCCTTCATCGCCGAGTCGTACTTTGTAGAATCCGTCTCGCTGGGCTTCACCGCGAGCACAGCGGGCTTGTAGTAAATGCCCTGGTCGCCGTACGTCTCGATGTCGTAGTACGTCAGGTGATGGACCATCGTGTAGCGCGGGACGTCCCGCAACGATGGATCCTGACTGCGCTGCCCGTATGAAACTACGAAGTCCTCGATGGGAATCCAGTCAGACCGACTGCGGCCTTCGTGCGAATCCCAATAGGTTCTCCGGAAGGCCGAGCCGTAGCAGCACACCTGATGGAGCGTGTCGTCCATGCCCTGCGCCATCTCGGGCATTTTGTGGCGAAGGTAGCTGTTGGCGAACAGCTCAGTTACGGCCGCGCGCCCGACATCCTGAAGGTTAGTCGGCGCCGAGTAGATGACCTTGCCATCGGCCGGCCAGACCATGTCATAGAGGCGTCCCTGTACCTGAAGCAGCGGGTATACGAGCACCGGCATGTTGATGTTCGCCGCGTTCCGGAATGGGAACGACTTGGCTTTCATCACTGATGCATAGAGCCCCTGGAACTCGGCCAGTCGGCGCATGCGCGGCTCGCGCGAGTCAACGTCTGCGTCGAAGTCGCGAATCGTGACTTCGACGATCTTCTTGCGCTCCTCTTCAGTCAGCGAAGCTACGAGGTTGATATCCTCGGCAGGCCCTGCCTGCGTTGCAGTCGGCGCGGCGGAGGGTTGCTCAATCGCGACCTCTGCCGGGCTTTCTGGCGGCGCCTCTGCGGTCATGTCCTGGAATGCGTCCATCAGACCATCTCCCATTCCGCGAACAATCTATCGATGCCGCCGGCATCCTCTAATAGCGACGATCCGAACGTCATCGCCCAACTTCCATCGCCGGCCTTCCTTCGCCACGAGCCGTCGCGCCCCGACGCCATGGCCTCGCGTGCGAGCTGTTGCAGTCTCGTTCGCACTAGGATTCCGATGCGGATGTCTTCGCTCATCTGTCCGTCCATCAATCACCGTATCCCGTCTGGATGGTCGACTCGTCGCGCGCCACCTCGCGCTTTCGTGCAATCTCCAGCCATCGCTCCACGTCAGCGTCGCCCTGCACCGGCTTCTGGCGCTTGTCGTTCAGCGGCCAATCCATCAGTACGAAACGAGCGGCGTCGAAGGCGTGGTCATCGCCGTTCGTGTCGACGTCCTCTGGGTCGTTCGCTGCGGCCATCAACTGCGGCATCGTACTCGCCAGCTTCGGGCAGCGGTCGCCGAAGATGAACACCTTCGGCTTACCGTTGGCTCCGAGTAGCAGGCGCTCCATCCACTGCTCGATGCTTGCCTTGCGGTCCTTGTTCGCCGGGTAGAGTCGCCACCCCCACCACGCGATGCCGGATGCAGCCGTGGCGGCGACGTCGGCCGCGCTCGGGGCATTCATGGCCTGCCGGTCGATCAGACCGTACATATCGCGCACGGTGTACTTGCGATCCTTAGACCATCGCTGCGCGTTCAGCTTCTCCATCATCTTCTCGCCGAACGTGCGGCCAGTGATGCCGGGCCGATACAGTTCGTCGATGAAGTATATGTTTCCGTCGTTATCTCGCGCGGCCCACAGCGTACATGCCGGCGCCGAGGTGCCCCAGTCCAGACCGAACTTGATGGGCCAACTCGCCGGGATCGAGAACGACGGGATGACGTGGACGTCGCGGCGCCAAACGTGCGCGAAGTAGGCGCCGACCACGACGTCCCAGTCGCCTTCGAGGTACATTCGACGCAGGTGCTCAGGCAGCTTCATCAGCGTCGCTTCGTATGCGCCGTCTTCCGACAGGTACTTGTTGTCGTAGAGCGTGGCAGGAACGAATGCCTTAGTGATCTCGCGCTTGCGACCGCCGCGGAGAACCACCGTCTCTTTGATGATCGTGTTGTGCGGCTTGCACCCCTCGATGAAGTACGACTTGACCCACGCGGCGTATTTACCTCCAGGGTTCGCCGTGACGCGAGTGAACAGCAGCTTGCGCATGTCAGGGTCCTTCGAGCGGACCTGCATCGCGAGGAACAAATACACGTGCTCCGGTATCTCCTCGACCTGGTCGATGCCTAGGCCAGTGAGCTCCTGGCCGTTGTAGCCGAGGTGATCATCCGGGCCGTCGAGGTGCGCGAACTCGACGCGGTAGCCGCTCTCGAAGGTCCAATAGTTTTTCTGCTGCGTCGGCTTCGTCGCCTTCGGGTCGATGGACGGATACAGTTCCTCGGCGCGCTGGATGATGTCAGCAAGGTTCTTCAGGTTGCGGCGGAAGATGATGTACCGGCCGCGCTGCCTGCGACCCGTGCGTAGAAACTTCTCATGGCAGAGCGCTATCTGCTCTGCGCAGGCGATAACAAGGAAGTCCGTCTTGCCGCCACCCTTACTCCCGCCGTAACACAACTCTAGCGCCGGGCACGACAGCGCTACCGCCTGGCGTGGCTGGGCCTCCCAGATGACCTCGCGGCCGTCGATCGATCTGACGGCAGCCTCACCTGACACGGTCGAAGCCCTCCTTGCGCTTGAACAGCACGAGGTGGTTTTGCGTGCGGTGCCTCCAGTCGGCTTCTACGATGGACAGCCGCCACGCCTGAGTACGCCCATGACAGCGAGCCTCGAAGCACATCAACTCCGGGTCTTGCGACGGGTAGAAGGTGAATTCCTCCACCGGCATGTCGCACGACGCGCAGAACGGGATCAGGAACGGCGGCGGCTCACCGTTCGCCATCAGCGTGATGGGCGTCGAGTCCTTCTCGACGAGAGCCACTACTCGATGCCCTCTTCCTTGATGATTTCGGCCGCGACGTCGATTGCCTGCGCGTGCCGCTGCTCCTCGTCAACCCGCCGCGCCTCTTCGTTCCAGTCCGCCTCGCTCTTGCGACCCTGTAGCAGCACGACGCCGAGGGCTCGTTGCGTGGCCATGCCCTCGCGCTTGTTGGCCATCATCTGTTGGTAGACCTTCATGCCGAAGTGGCTGCGAGTCGTAGCGTCAGCAAGCGGCACGTCGGCGTCCGGGTTGTAGCCGTCCTCGCCGGCCTTCTTGAGCAGCCCTTCTGCGTGCTGTAGACCGCGAAGCGCGATGCGGTCGATAATGGCGAGCTGCTCATCGTGCTCGGCCTGCTTCGTCAGCTTGGTCAGCTGCTTCGTGATCTGCGCAAGCTGCGCCTTCTCTTCCCGCTTCTTGACCTTGCGCTCTTTCGCCGCGACGCGCTTTTCGGCGCGCTTTTTCATACTCTCGGTGAGCCCGGCGATGAACGGCGCAGAGCTTCCCGCCTGTCTCGGCGGCGCATCCTTCTCGAGGGCAATAGCCTCTTTCGGCCCGAAGTATTTGGTGGCGCCGCTGTCGGCTGACATCAGCCACGAGCCTCAACCACGGGCGTTACCGCCTCCGATCGCTCCTGCCGCTCGGCCGCCTCGAGGGCAAGCCTCGCCTGCTTCACCCATCGAGCTCGATAAGACGCGCCGATCGTGTCCCAGTCCTCGATGTCGTTGCCGACGCGGGGGGCATTGAACCGGTGGAGCGCGCGTGCTGCGGCAGTGGTGCGCCGGCACGCTGCGCACAGGAGAGAGGCGTCCACGTCGCCGCCCATCTGTCCGCACAGCGAGCAGGTCGAGTTTGGGGTCACGTACGGGATATTCGCCCCGGTCACTTGCCCGACCCCGGGGTGAAGACGCCGCGAATGGCCGGCAGCATCATCAGCCAGAACGTCATCGGGCTTCGAAGCCCGCCGCGCTTCACCCGGCCTCCAGCGCATCAAGGGCGAACTTCAGCCCGGAGATCTCGCACTCGGTCTCGCTGATGTTGACCGCGGCGTCCCAGCAGCCGTGCCAGTCGGCTTCTGACTTACGAAACTCCAGATATCCGACGTAGTTCGCGCGGACCTTCTCGAGTTCTGCGATGCGAGCGCGGATCTTGGACGCGGCGGACGGCTTCGGCGGTGGATGCTGGTTCAGTTGCCCTGTCAATCCGACATGCTGATCGAGCAATGCCGCGTACTGCTCCTGGTTCATCCGCGCGGCCTCGGCTGCGAAATGCCAAGGACCATGCAGACCAGGATGGCCGCCGAGATCAGCGCGACCGGGTGAGCCTCAGCGAACGACACCAGGACAGATTGCCAGAAAGGCAACCGCTGTCAAGGTCACTTTGCCAAATCGGCAGGTTTTGTCAGTTTGTCGCTGTCGCTCTAGCCTGCTTCCGCTTCCGTGGCTCCGTCTCGACGATCCCAGGCGGGCGTCCGAGCCTATGCCCAGCTGCGCGGCGAGCTGCTAGCGCCGCCTTCGTGCGCAGGCCTATCATGCGCCGCTCGAACCGCGCCACCCCGTCAAGGATGTGGCGGATGAGCTCGGACGCAGGGTCAGTCTCATTGTTGCCGTCGGCGCAGACCACGGAGGCGCCAAGCTTCTCGAGAGACCGCTCGGTCAGCATGGCAACGAGAGGGTCGCGGCTGAACCGGTCCCGCTTGGCCACGATTATGTGGCTGGCCTCGAGACTGGACACGTCGGCCATGGCAGCCTGTAGCCCATATCTGTCCTCAAAGGCGGCCCCGCCAGACACTGTCTCAGTGTGCCATGCTATGACTTCGATGTCATGGTTTGCCGCGTAGGCCGAGATCGCGGCGCGTTGGGCATCGAGCCCGAGCTGCTGCTTTTCGGTCGAGACGCGCAGGAGGGCGACGGCGGTGGTCACGGCGCCGTCCGGTTCGAGTTCTCGCAGTTCGTCGAGCAAAGGCCGCTGCCCTCGGCGTCCTTGGAATCCTGCCAGCGCAGGATGCATCCGGTTACGACGTGCCCGTCACGCGCCAGGCATGCCATCGTCCCGTCTGCGCAAAACTCGGCATTCCCGATGTCGCTGAACCGACAGTCAGGCGTCGACGCGTCGCCCTGCGACAACTCAACGGCCTCGTCGCCGCACGACACGCACGCCAGAACCACCGACAGCAACGCAAAGAACTTCATTGGTCCGCTCCAAACCTGCTCCCTGGTTAGTGC